TATTGACAAGTTAGCTTAAACTAGATATAATTCTTTAAATGAAAAATAAAGGAACCAGAGGAAAATGCCTAAGTTAAAACGTGACATTGTAAAGTATGTACGAGATAAGGCAAAGTCCAAGTATGAGAAGGGTTCCTCTTGCGAGATTTGTGGTGCAACAGAGCAGTTAGACTTTCACCACTTTTACAGTCTCACACCATTGTTAAACAAATGGATAAAAGATAACAATCACAATCCCGAGTACATTCAAGCACTTCGGGATGATTTTATAGAAGAGCATCATGCTGAGCTTTATGATCACACAGCTACTTTGTGTCATACTCATCATTTGAAACTTCATTCAATTTACGGCAAAGATCCAGCACTGACTACAGCTACAAAGCAGATGCGTTGGGTAAAGATTCAAAGAGAAAAACATGGCTTGGTATAATCCTTTTAGTAAAAAACCTGTCGAAGAGAAGTTGAATCCTGCTCAACACTATATTGGGAATCAAAAGGAGTCTTCGAGAGAGCCTACGTTCAGCTATGAAAGATACTACGAAGAATTAGAGATTGTGAATCGTGGTGTTAATATGCTCGTAGATGACGTTGCAGCAATACCTACGATTGTTCAAAGAGACTACAAAAACGAAGGGGTTGTAAAAGGTGTAAAAAGAGCAAGAGTTGAAAACTTACTCAATCATCAACCAAACCCTTACCAAGATATTAGCTCGTTTAGAAGGAATCTTATTACAGATTATCTACTAGACGGAAATATTTTTATATATTTTGATGGTGCACATATGTATCACTTACCTGCAGATAAAGTTATTATTCATGCAGATAAACAAACATTTATTGAGAAGTACACTTATCAAGATATTGACTACTCTCCTCAAGAGATTATCCATGTAAAAGAAAATTCTTTTTACTCGATATACCGAGGAGTGTCTAGACTTAAACCTGCAGTTCGCACGATGAAACTTATCTATCAAATGCGTAACTTTCAGGATAACTTTTTTAAGAATGGGGCAGTTCCAGGACTAGTACTAAAGTCTCCAAACACCCTCTCTGAAAAGATTAAAGAACGTATGATGATTTCGTGGCAAACACGATATCGTCCTGATTCCGGAGGCAGAAGACCTCTTATTTTAGATGGTGGACTTGAAGTAGATTCTATTACAGATACTAACTTTAAAGATCTAGACTTTCAATCCTCTATCTTGGAAAATGAAAAAATTATTTTAAAAGCACTAGGTATACCACCTATCTTATTAGACTCAGGCAACAATGCTAACCTACGTCCTAATATGAGACTGTACTACCTAGAAACCGTTTTACCTGTAGTACACAAACTTAATCATTCAATCGAAAGATTCTTTGGGTTTGGTATTAAAGAAGATATTACTGATATTCCAGCACTTCAACCAGAGTTGAGAGATGCTGCAGCATATTATACTTCTTTGGTAAATGGGGGAATCATAAGTCCTAATGAAGCAAGAGACTCTTTAGGTTATGATGAGATGGACGGTGCTGAAGATATACGAGTACCTGCAAACATTGCAGGTTCAGCAGTAAATCCAGAAGAGGGCGGTCGCCCCGTAGAGGAAGAGGAAGAATAATGATTACACCCACTAAAAAACGAATAGTTTATAAAGAGGTAGCAGATCTTTTTGCAAAAGAAGGTACGTCAAATATACCAGATGTAAAAACCCTTTTAACTTATAATATTACTTCGTGTAATAATATTACTACGTTTAGAAAAGTATTTAAAAATTGGGGTACTATGGTTAGTATACTTAATAAAGTACATCCCAATGAAATGGCACAAGCAGAAAGCAAGCCTGCGCCAAAAGCTACACCAAAGCCTAAAGCTACACCAAAGCCAAAAGCTGCGGCTAAGCCTGCTGCCAAATCAGCAGTTAAAAAAGGAAAATAGTTATGAATAAACTATTCAATTTAACCTCCACTTTTAAAGCTGCGGAAGCAGATGACGGATCAGTAATGATTCGTGGCATGGCAAGTACAGCTGATTTTGATCGCGCGGGTGACTCAATCTCTGCTGAAGCTTGGACAAAAGGTGGACTTGAAAATTTTGAAAAAAATCCAATTATCTTATTTAATCACGATTATGATAAGCCGATTGGTAGAGCCACAGGTCTGAAAGCTGGACCAAATGGACTAGAGTTAGAATGTAAGATTAGTAAGGCAGCGCCTGCTAATGTTGCACAACTTGTTAAAGACGGTGTTCTTGGAGCCTTTTCTGTTGGTTTTCGAGTCAAGGACGCTGATTATTTAAAGGAAACCGACGGACTAATGATTAAGGACGCTGAGCTGTTTGAGGTATCGGTAGTATCTGTACCATGCAATCAATCAGCTACTTTTTCGCTCGCGAAGTCATTTGACTCTGATGAAGAGTACAATGAATTCAAAAAAACTTTCACAAATCGTGTAGATCTAGCCGGTCAGTCTCTGGCTAAGGACGAAGATACTTCTTCAAATATAGCTAGTGACCACACACCGAAAAGCGCGGATGATATATCCGCAGATCAGGAGATCAAGATGGATAATAAAGACATCGACTTGGAAGCTTTCGCAAAACAAGTAGCAGAAGATACTGCTGCTAAGATTGCTATGAAGCAAGCCGAGCAAAAAGCAGCTGAAGAAGCAAAAGCTAAAGCAGCTCAAGAAGCATCTGAAGCGAAAGCTTTAGAAGCAGAATCAATTAAAACAGTTATCAACTCTGGTGTTGAATCAGGTGTTGAAAAACTTATGGCAGACGTTGAAGCAAAAATGTCTGAAAAAGACGCATCTCTAACAGAAGTTATGGAAACTTTCCGTAATGAACTATCAGAGAAGCAAGCTGAAATCAAAGCAATGCAAGAAAGCAAAAAATCTTTCTCTGACCGTTCAGAAGCCGGAGACCTTAGCAAGTTTGGTAAAGACTTCCTACAAGCACGCGTACTAGGTGCTGTTACTGGTAAAGGTTATGATACAGATTTTGCTAAAAACATTATGGAAAAAGCAGGTGCTGTAGGCGCAAGTGGTTATGCAGGTAAGTTAGATCAGATCACTTCTCAGCAATTTGTAGAGGAAGTATCTTACAACCAACAACTTGCAGGTCTATTTGATGAGTTAGCAGTATCTTCAGGCGCAACTGTACTACCTATCGCTCGTACTCCAGCTGGCGCAGAGTGGGGCACAGGCGGTTCTGACGGAACTTCTCTACAAACAGGCACAGACGCTGGTTATGAAATCACTAATACTGTTGTTAATGCATATCGTTTGCTTGCAGGTACTTACATTCTTAATGATACTGACGAGCAGCTTGTTATTAGTTTAATTCCACAACTTACTAAGCAACTTGCAAAAGCTCATGCTATCGCAATGGATAAGGCTATCTTATTTGGCGGTCATGGTGGTGCAGCTTCTTTAGGTCTTGTTGGTAAAGCTGGTGCTCAAGATATCGCTACAGATGCGAATAACCTATCGAACCCACCTAGTGTTACAGCTGCTGATGCTGATGGTTTTGCAACTCCAGAAGAGATTGCAACTGCACGTCAAGCAATGGGTGCGTATGGTCAAAACACTAATGATCTAGCTATCATTGTTGGTTCTGATCAGTACTACAACATGATCCACTCTAGTGGATTCACTGATATTTCAGAAGTTGGTAGCGATGTAGCTACTAAACTAACTGGTGAAGTTGGTAGCATCTTTGGTATTAAAGTTGTTTCTTCTGATCTGATTAGTGCTAGAGCCGCTGGCGGTCTTGCCGCTTGTATGGTTAATACCGCTAACTTCGTTATTCCTCGCCTTGGCGGAGTAAATATCGAAACTGAGTACTCAGTACGTGACCAACGTACAGAGCTTGTTGCTAGTCAATCAGTTGGCTTTAACAGACTCGTTGGAGATGAAACTTCAGCAGCAACTGTTAAGTACGGCGCATCATAATAGTAATACTTTTACTTTTAAACTTCGGGGAGGTTCGCCTCCCCCAAGTTTTTACTAATGGACTTATAGACTTATGGCAAATTTAATAACACTTGCAGAATATAAAGACTCGGAGAATATTCAGAAAACTTCTGATGATATTCGTCTGTCGGCTTTAGTAGTTTCGGTGAGTCAATTAGTAAAAACTTATTGTGGTAATGGTATAGTAGACTTTTATAGTACAGCTACCGGAGATGCTTTTAATAATAAAAAGTTAGAGACTCTTAGTATTAATTGGGCTTCTAATATAGTACAACTTACAGAGAGTCCTATTGTTACAGTACACTCCGTTGTAGAAAGAGACAGTTTATCAAGTAGCTACAATACTCTTGTAGAGAATACCGATTATTATGTAGATTACTCTACAGATAGTATTTATAGAGTATCTTCAAGCGGGTCAGCAAGAAACTGGGCTAACGGTCCAGGTGCTGTAAAAGTTGAGTATAATGCAGGATATGCTTCATGCCCAGAGGATTTAAAACTAGCAGTTATTGACTTAATTACTTACTACCATAAAGATGAACACAAAGCTCGTCAAACAATGGCAGGTGCAAGCATTCAGAATAATGCTTCTTCAAGTCAAAGAGATAACGTAGCGTTCCCTGACCATATAAAAAGAGTCTTGGATCTATATAAAAACTTTTAATGTCTATTACAAAACCAAAATCTATAAAAGAACTTGTAGATAATATGGCAGAGGGTAGAAGCTATAGAGCAACTACTTTAAGAAAGTTAGTAGATAGAACGCCAGAAATTAAACAATATTTTGATTTAGATGAACAATACAAAGAAAGATATAATGAGTTTTTAAAGGCATACGAAGAGCACGCTCAAAGCATACCAGAAGAGGAAAGAGCCTCTTCCAGAAAAAAGTTTTCTTTTGATGGTATGCAGTTTCAAACAAGTACTGGAGAAAAAGCTGCAAAAGGTAACTTAAATTTTAGACAGATTAAATCTGTAAATAAGAAACTTTTTCCAGACCTTAAAAAAGGTTACGAGTTTGGACATCAAAACGTAAGTGTTCTCCGAGGCATGATATCCCTCTTTCTAAATGAAATAGATAAAAAGGACTCTAGAAGAAAACCTGCTTTAGCTCTTCTTCAGTTGCTTACTCAGATAGATAAAATAGATAAAATTATGGGAACGGTTGGAGAAAATAAAGACCAACTAATACAGAAACTAGGAGATATTGCTGCAAATGGTGCAGATTTAACTTCTACCTGGCAGAAAGATGTAAACATTCTCAAAGGGGTAGAAGGTAAGCTAGTAATTGAAGCAGAGTGGGATGAGCTTAATCAATTTAAAGGTAAATTATCTGCTTTAGCAGGACAAGCTTTTGCAGGTGTTGTTAGGAATGAAACAGAACACTTTGCACGCCTTATAGGTAATACAGATATTTCAGGGTTGAAAGGTTCCCCTAACTTAGTAGAAGATATAACAGAAGATGTATTACAAGTATTAGACCCAAAAAGAAAGCGCACTAAGAAAAAAACGAAAGCTACTGCAGAAAAAGCTTCTAAAAAAACTAAAAGTAAAGGTAGAAGTAAAAAGTTACGAACCCCAAATAAAAGAAGAAGAAATAGTAAGGGGGTTGCGAGTAGTCCTTTACAATTAATAGGTGTTTTAAATAAAAAACTTCCTGATACAGTTAGAAAAAATATGAGAGAGCCTGGGCTTCAAAATAGAACAGGACAATTTGCAGAGAGCGTAAAAGTAACAAATATTATGCAAACCCCTCAAGGATTTCCTAGTATAGGCTATACTTATCAAAGAAATCCTTATGAGGTGTTTGAGATGGGAAGTTCAGGTAATTGGGCTACCCCCGAAAGAGACCCAAGAACTTTGATAGACAGATCAATTAGAGAAGTTGCTGCAGAGTTTGCTTTGGGCAGATTTTATACTAGGAGAGAGTGATGAGTACGAGACAATACACTACAAGACGTTCTGGAATTGTTTCTGCACTCGCAGAAAAGTTAAAAAATATAAATGGTAGTGGGACTTTTCTTTCTGATGTAAATGAGAATGTATCTCCGAGACTAAAATTTTGGGATGAAGTTGAAGAGTTTCCCGCAATACATTTAAATGCGGGCTCCGAAACACGAGAATACCAGGGAGGAGGACAAAAACATAGATTTCTTACTATAACAGCAAGATGCTATGTGCAAGATGAAGATTCTGTAACTGCTTTAGATGAACTCTTAGAGGATGTAGAGACAGTATTAGAGGATAATTCAAAATTAACGTATAAGGATCGTACAGGCACGAACCAATATACTCAACAAATCACAGTCATCAGTATAGACACTGATGAAGGTGTACTAGAGCCTTTAGGAGTCGGTGAAATACTGATGGAGGTTCGATACTAGAAAATGCAGGCACGAGCAAACGTTCACGTCCTAGCCTTTTCAAGATACATAGGAGATAAACTATGACAGATAAACTATATTTTAGTAGAGATACGAAGGTTTTTCTAGAGCCTATCGATCCTTCTGATGGGTCTGCTCAAGGCAGAGTCTATGAAGTTCCGGTTTTAGAAGGATATCAATTCTCTCAAGCAACAAATACTTCGGAAGTTACATTGAACGAAATGTCTACTACTACGGGAGAAACTCGTCGTGGTCGAAGAATGTTCAATGATTCTTATGCTCCTGCAGAGTGGAGTTTCCAAACATATATTCGTCCTTTCCTTTCAGGCGGTGCCGATAGCAATACTAACGGTAATGTTTATGCTGTTGAAGAAGCTTTATGGGGCGCAATGATTGGTGACGGTGATTACGTTTCAGAAAGTTCAACAGAGGGTGCGGTAAATGGAACAGGCACCGCTGTAGTTCCTTCAACAGATGCTGATGTTAAT